CCCGCGGCCGCTACGGTAAGCCACTTCGAGCGGCAGGTTTTCGACTTCACACATCTGGCGGGACGCTTCGCCAAGGACCGTTTCGAGCAGTCGTTCACACAGGGCGGTTTTTATGGCTCGGGGTGTCCGTGGCCCGCCCGCACCTCACGCTGGGGACGTCGCCGCACGCATCCCATTTTGCGGCATACGGGGCTGCTGGCCGGAAGTGTCATGGACAAGATGCGGAGCGACAATAAGAGCGTGAAGCCTGCGCCGGGCCGCAAGGCTGCCTTCCGTCGTTCGATAACCTACACCGTCGAAGCGGCGCCCGAGAGCGTGGCCCTGAGAGGACACCGTGGAGTACGCCGTACTGGCCCTACGACCTATGCCGCGGTACACAATGCCCCCACGGGGACCTACTGGTCCAACCAGTATCGTAAGAGTCGTTCCGTGCAGCGGCAGTTCATGGGGCCTAACCCCAAACTCACGGCCGAGATCGCGCGCTACTACGCCTATATCTTCAACGGGCTGCCCGGCATCCCCAATGCTCCCACGCCATGATAAAGGACAAGACCGACCAGCGGGAAAAGCCGCGAGACGTACCGGAACGGCCTGCGGTGTCGTTGCCCGAAGAGGTCCAGCAGAATGCCCTCGCAGAGATGTACCTCGCCGTGCGGCGGGCCTTACAGACGATCCGCGAGCGGGAAGATGATCTGCGGAGCCCGCCTTTTTTCAAGACCATAGCCATTGACAACGGCCAGTTTGCACGCATTGTGCTCGATGAGAATATGGAATCCGAGGTGATTTTCCCCGCTGTGTTCATCCACTACACTAACGTCCGCTATCTGGTTCAGCAGCAGCGCATCGGCGAGGGGCGTGCGACCATGCGCGTACGCTTCATCCTCAATACGCTGAACAACGCAGACCCGGAGCGGGAGTGCGACCCTTTCTACGTCTTCCAACGAGTCAATCAGGCTATTCAGGATGCCAAGAACCGCGAGCCGGCGCTCAACGAGCGGTGTCAGCTTCTCTATTTCGACATGCCCACCTCGACGAACATGCTGCAGGCATACTGGGTGGATTACGAAGTATGGTTCCGCGAGACCTCGGCATGGAAGTACCGCGACTGGGTGGAGCGTTATCTCGTGATGCCGCCCTTCACGAATCATGGCGATGCCCCGCAGCACGACACCGAAGGGCACGGACACCATCCGCATCCTACGGATCGCGAGGCCATACGCATCGAAACCTCCGTGGAAACATCCGACTCGCAGCAATCCGAGAAGGAAAGAGTATAAAACGAGAGCGGTAACCCGATAGGTTGCCGCTCTCGTTTCGTCGTGCCTGCTCAGAGCATGATCGATTTAGCAGGGTCAAAAGTGCGGTGCTCGCCACTGCGGATGTATCCCAGCTGGTTCGAGAGACACTGCGTGCGGCCGATCATGCGGTCGATATTGCGGTGTGAATGCCCATAGATCCAGTATTCGACAGGACTGGCCTCGATAAAGCCGTGCAGGTCCGTGACGAATGCGCCGTTGAGCGGACTGCCCAGAAATTCCGGCGGGAGCAGCTCGAAACTGGGAAGGTGATGCGTCACAACGACAATATGCGCCGCCGCACTGCGGCGTATGGCGGCGTGTAGAAAGTGAAAGCAGCGGAAGTGCTCTTCGTTAAAACGTACCCAGTTCAATGTCTTTCCGCCGCAACGGACGAGGCGGAAATCGTTGATACCCTCCTGCACCGTTACCGCATACTCGATGGGCACGGACGCCCACATAGGCGAGAGAATCAGTTCCGTGTCCCCGAATGTCAGGCAGTCGTTGTAATGGCATGTCACATTGCAGCGTAGTTTCAGCTGCCAGCCGTCGTGCATATTTTCGAGATCGAAGCCGCCGTAGAACTCGTGGTTGCCCGGGATGACCGCAACATGGCGGTAGTGCTCCGAAGCCCAGTCCCAGAACGGATGCTTCGCGTAGTCCTTACCCAGATATGCGATGTCACCAGCCAGAACGAGAATATCACCCGTAACCTGCAACGGGTGTTGCGCCACATGACGGGCGTTATCCGGAAGCTCCAGATGAAGGTCCGAAGCGTATTGGATCTTTAACATGACAAGAAACGGCTAATAAAGCAATCCGAACATCCAGAGC